TTCGCTTCGAAGGCGCGATAAACGCACTTCTGAAAACGAGTCCTACCCCTAAATATCGACGAAGGCACTCTTACACCGAAATCGTAACCATCAGCGAACGGAACGAACGGAAGGTTTTCACCTTCAATAAGTTCCGCCACGCATGGTAACGGTATTCCAGTTCGGAATGTCCAGTCGTTGAGGAGGTTCGCGGCGATCGCAACGTCCTGCCGCGATGTCAACCGTTTCAGGTAGACACCGCGAACATCATGACCATTGTAATAGTCATGACCGCAGGATTCGCGAAACGGTCCTGAATTAAAGGACTTCGATTCATTAACCTGTAATCCGAAGGCATGTAAGGTGGTCACTACGAGATCGTAGGCCTCCCTGACGACGATTAAATCGTCGCCGAACACGCCCCAGTTTCCAGGCATAATTGCATGTGTAGCTACGTCCAAATGGTTGTTCGTTGTACGAACCCCGAGGACGGCGTAGCATGCTCGAATGATACTGCTCAGCAAGATGGTCATGATAGGGAATGTAAAGCCGTTCCCCATCGTTGACATCATGCCAAGTTCCACTTTAAGACCATAATCGGGTAGAGTCGTGCTAGGCGCCCTAAGCTCCATTAACGTGTCAAACACGTATTTGGGCAGAAGGGTGCGGCACAACTCCACGCTAATCAGGTCAGAAGCGCTAGAGAGGTCAAGGGTGGCGTAATTGCCATCCCTGCTTCCTATGCGCGCGAGGACTCGGTTATAGTCCTGCTGAGTCTCCAAATCAATGCCCCACAACTCTCTGAGTCTAACCCGGAGGATAGACTCGAGACCGAGCTGCATGAACATGTTCAGTGAAGGCTCAACACAGATGCCCCGATCAGTATCGACGTTTTTCGGTACGAAGGTCATCTTACTTGAGTCGACTATCCTAACGCCTGATCGCGATTGGGAGGCTCTCAGGCTTTCGCCTGCCTCCCAGGTCGGGTACAGCGCCAGATATGACCGATACAGGTAGTAAAGGTCAAGTGACGTGGTAGTGAGCTGTGGCGACGAACCTAGCTTCGCAAAGAAGCTTTGTCCGTCGCTGACCAGCGCACTACCGGGTCCTGTTCGCCCGTTCTCCAGTATCTCACGATAACTAGAGAAGAGCAAGTCGGGACCAGTATGGAAGAATCGGTCCAGCTGGAGACGAGTCATTTCATAAATCTCGTCTAGCAAGCTGGTTCCTCCAACCCACTTCCAGGCCCTCGAGCGAGCGTTAGCTTGCAAGAAGGTCAGAGCAGCACGATCGGTTGCGCAGGAGGTCTTCTCTTTCTTCGGACTGAACTTCTTCAGTAAAGTCCGTCGAAGGTTGGACGCTGCGTACCTTATGTACTCTGGAAACGGTTCGCTTTCAAAGGCGACCACGTCACGGTCGATTAACTGGGAAAGAGCGATGTGATCTCTCACAGGGCCCCCCTCAGTCCCGATCGTCCATCTTCAAAAGCAGCCAAATGAAACATAAGGCCGCCAGGAAGATAGGCGAAAACACGTCGCGAGGTTAGACCTCGCCAGTCAACCCTGCAGCAGCAATGCTGGCATGCAGAGCCGAAAGGACGCCGATGTGCGCGGAAATCATCGCCAGCAGATTGCTGGGATCCGCGAGATCGACGCCGGCAGCAACGTTCAATTGGGTTTTGATACCCGACTGGACGGATGCCTGCCCGGAGAGTGGCGTGGTACCCTTCTTGGTACTCACCACGTACGTGTTGACGGGAACGTTCGGAAGGACTCCGTTGGCATTCACTGCCGGGAGACCACGGATGGTAGCTGGCCGAGAAACCAGCGTACTGAACGGGCGCGATGCCGAGTGGATATCCACGGCCGCAGGCTGCGTGCCACCCTTCGCTGTGACGACATAGATCCGCCCGTTCGGGACGGAGGTGCCGGACAACGCAAAGGTGTACGTAGGACTGGTGAAGCCCGTGTAGACGTTGGGTCCCGTGATGGGACTTGCCGTCGCAAGGTCGATTGACATGTGGTGACTCCAACATGTTCACGACTCAGTGAATGTGCGTGCTAGATAACGCTTCCTTATCGGCTACGTCTTGCGACACAGCCATAAGGAAGTAAGCGTCAATCAGGCAGTACACTTGTTCGTAGCGGAGCTCGCGGACGACGTCCGTTGCCCCACATTCACGAACGATGTTGTATAGCTTCATGACGCTCTGCGTTAAATGATCTACCAAGTTAGCGCCTGCCGCCGACTTGTATCCGCCCTCGTCACGCCAAATCCGCCGAACCTTCCAAAAGGTCTCGACGGGTTCGCCGTACTCGAGCTGATCCAAGAGGGTATCAGGTTGGGCTAACCCTTCGTATCTCCGTGAGGAGGACACGTAATAGATGCTAACACACACACTTACTTCGTCGCTTACCTGTATAGTCACTGACTTAGTCATATATGGCTCCAGGAAATGTTAAGGTTAATATGACAATCGAAGGCGACGCGAAACGGCCAGAGCAGCCAGGTTAAGGGCCTGCCTCGGGGATGGTACCTCGAAGCGTAGACCCGGAATTGGTACTGTCTCAGACCTGCGTCGAATCTGCCTAGCTGTCACACTTGCTGATGAAGGGGAACTCCTCACGAGCATATACTCGGGAAACGTAGCCGAATTCGCTGTCGGCCTGAAGGACGCGTCGTAAGACACGGTCCTCTCGGCAACACGAGTGGCTGCGGACCAAGCTATATTGGCACCTGCGTAGGAGAGAGCGGTGAGCATCTCACTAATATTAGTGAAGTAATCAACCGCGAACGACCAGGGAATAACTTCCCAGAGAGTAGGCACGAACTCGCGGCACGTCAGTCCGAAATCGGATAACGGCGCGCCACAAGGATCCGGCCTAGCAACGACGGAACCATAGTACTTTACCTGGTACTTGGTTTTCCATGACGCGACTGAATCGTATGCGTAGAAGAAAGTGTTTCCACCGGAGACCACAAGGTTCTCCAACCTGGTGTACTCGCTTTGACCTAGCACACGCTTCGTCTGCAACCCGGGCGAGTTGAGAGTCTTATTAAGGCTCTCAATGTCCGAGATCAATGGAAGCCAGCCATATTGAAGTTCTAGCCAGCTGTCGCTTAACGTCTTAAGCTTGCCCCGCTTGGTCCTTTTCAGACGGAACCTCTTTAGGAGGGTCTGCTGATAGGGACTGATCATTTGGAGCATAGCAGAAGCGTTGTCGTGTATCATCCTTTTCGTCTCTACAATTTCAGCTAGAAACGTAGCCCCCTTGAAGGAGGACATAGCATTCCTAACTGATTGATAGAAGCGACCGGCGGCTTCATTGTCCGCCGTGCCTTGCTCAACTCCAGCCGCATTCGTTCCAGGATCTGGATAGAATGATCGCAGGCCCCATCCGACCGCACTTCTGCGGAAGTCTGGGAGCCTGTCTTCATTCACATTCAGATTAACCTCTACAGCACCGGGTCGGGTTTTAAACTCTCTCCCTGAAAAGGAAAGAGTGGTAGTCGCGTCCATTTCGTTCGCGATCTGCCACCTCCACAGGGGATTGTTCGCCCCATCGGTGATGTTAGCCCAGGAAACGTTCGTGTACTCAGGTGTAGGATATGGACCCGTATAGGCGTCCGGACCCGCATACTGAGCTTCCGTCCATTCCTGGAACTTAACACTCTGTAAGGAACTCTTGCGATGGAATTCGGTCATAGGCATCTCCGAAATGGAAGACCCAAAGGGGTCTCCACCACCATCCTCACACGATTCCTCGTGCGAGCACCTGTGATGGGCTCATATGAGCCAACAGGGCATTCCGCATTTCGCGGAAAGGCGATGGCGACCTAAACCTCCGGATGGAGGCATGGCCAACCACCCTACCGTAAGGTAGTGGTGATGGAGG